TTCCCACGGCAAATGAAGCCTATGATTTAGGTTCAGCTTCTAATAGATTTAGAGATTTATATTTGTCGGGCACCTCAATTGATTTGGGCGGAGTTTCTATTACTAGCGATGGATCGACGCTGTCATTGCCTGAGGCAAGCCTGTCTGGCGGTACAGTTGACGGCAATTTGACGGTAACTGGAGATCTGACAGTATCCGGAACCACTACAGAAATAAATACAACTGAGCTTTTAGTAGAAGACAATTTAGTTACACTTAATTCTGGATCGACAGGTAGTCCGACCCTTGATTCGGGAATAGAAGTGGAACGTGGCGATGAGCCAAATGTTGCCATCAAATGGTCTGAAGCCGATGATATGTGGCACTACACAAATGATGGTACTCTGTATGATCCGATTGGTACTCCAGCTGGTGCTATTATCCAATATGGAGGAACAGCAGAGCCTCAGGGTTGGCTGATGTGCGATGGGCGTGAAGTAAGCAGGACGACATACGCCCGTTTGTTTGCTTCTTTGGGCGGTGTCAGTTCATACCCGTATGGTTTAGGTAATGGATCAACGACATTTAATTTGCCGAACATGAAGGGCAAGGTTCCTGTAGGTTGTGATACCAGTGACACTTCGTTCGATGGTCTTGGTGAGACGGGTGGAGCGAAGACTCACATTTTGACTGAGTCTGAGATGCCGTCACACACTCACGTTCAAAATAGCCACAATCACACCCAGAACTCACATAACCATACCCAGAACTCACACAATCACACACAAAACCCTCACACTCATAATTTCGGTTTCCTTGGATCTGAATATGGTTCTTGGGCGCTGGCAACGGGATTTGGCGATTACGTAAACCTAATCGCTGGAAACTCTGCGATTTTGCAGTACACCTCAATCGCTGCGGCGACAGCAACCAATAACGCTACAACGGCCACAAACAATGCAACGACGGCAACAAACAACGCCACCACAGCCACGAACCAGAACACGGGTGGCGGCACAGCCCACAACAACCTTCAACCATACATTGTCGTCAACTATTTGATTAAGGTGTAAAGACTAATGCCATTAAACTTCCCAGACAACCCACAACAGAACGATACCTTCACAGTAAATGGTAGAACCTATACCTACCGTGGTAACAGGTGGCGCAGAACTAAAGCTAGACTAGCTGAAGTTGCTCCCACGCTAGATATCGCTAATGACTTTACTGCGGGCGGAGCACTACATGTTGACTCTGATACGGGTCGTGTAGGTATTGGCACAGCCAATCCTCAATATGAACTACATGTTGACGGCGTGGGTGAAGTTACAGGTGATTTCCAAGTCGGACAGAATTTAGATGTTACCGGCACAGTAGATATCAACGGACTTAGGTTAACTTCTGATGGGTCTACTATTAGTTTATCTGAAGTATTAGCTGGAACTTATTTAACACAGGCTGCGACAACTAATGATGATACTTTAGCTACTACTGCCTTTGTGCAGAGTGCTATTGCTAATTTAGTTGATGGTGCTCCATCACAGCTGAATACACTAAATGAGCTCGCTGCTGCGTTAAATGATAACGCTAGTTATGCTACTACTATCACTAATGCTTTAGCATTGAAGTTGGATAGTTCTTCTTATACTGCCGCTGACGTTCTAGCTAAGATTAAAACTGTAGACGGCGCTTCATCTGGCCTAGACGCTGACACTCTGGACGGGAGTCATGCTTCTGCTTTTGCTGCGTCATCGCATACTCATTCGTATTTGCCGTTGTCTGGTGGTACTGTGACGGGTCAGTTGCAGTTGTCGCAAGACGGTCAAGATGTTTTGAATTTTAGCGCAAACGACACTAACGATTCTCGCGGTATTGCGTTCAACAACAGGACAGCGTTATCCGCTGATTACAACGATGGCTGGCTGCGGCTCAACCAATTGAGCGAATTTAGTAACGGTGTTTATACGCCGGGGAACATTCGTCTTGATGGGCTTTTGTACCTTGGTAGCAGCAGAGGGTTGCGCCAAGTATCTGGAGATTATGGGACTGTTCAAACGCATGGGTCTGGTGCGGGAAACTACGAGGGTTACAGTATTGATGGCCGCGTTGTCTTCATGCACGACGGAAATGTTACGTCTGGAATTTATAACGATGTCGATAACCGCTGGATGATAACCTGCTTTACCAACGGCGGCGTAAGCCTATACCACACTGGCTCAACCAAATTATCAACTCAAAGTGATGGAGTTCTTGTTAGCGGTAACTTTACCGCTGATGGCAATCTTTATGTTGGGAAAAATGGAGGAGGTGACTCCTACATCTATTTCTATGATGACAACTCTAATGCGTGGAGAGAGTTCTTTTGGGACGACTCAGAAAACCGCTTTAGAACTTCACACAACATGAAGTTGTCCGGCTATCTGCATGCAGGTACGGAAATGTATGTAGGGGATAACGGTGGCGGTGACTCTTGGGTTCACTTCTATGATGACAACTCTAATACTTGGCGTACATTTGGCTGGGACGATTCAGACAACGAGTTCTATACTGAGGGCGGTCTTCGCCTGAGCAGTGGAACGGGAGTTCTTGAAGGGTCGGTTAATTCCGGCGGTTACATCTCTACTTCTCTTAGACATGAAACAAGTGACGGGTATGTGGTCTATGGTGGTATAGCCCAAAACTCCATCAATAATACGTACGCAGAGCATTCATCTATACAGTTCAACACTGACACATATTGGGGCGGCGCTTACACGCTGCACACGGGATTCATGATTACCTGCGGGGGCATGAATGGCTGGAACCAAGCAGAACTGTCGTTCCGTTGCGGTAACAACTGGAGTTCGTATAATTCAACATCAGCACTCCGTCTGAAGGGTGACCGGGCATACTTTTCTTTAGGGCAGGAAACCGCTATCGGCCCTCTATATTCTGACGCCGCAGGGCGTATTGGGTACTACGGGTCACGTAGAGAGTGGAAGAATGTAATTGGCGAGGTTGATAAGACTGCGGCTTACTCAAGAATCATGGCGCTATCGCCTGTGGAGTACACATGGAAGCCCGAGCATCGACCGGATACGGACAATACAGAACTGATCGGATTCAATGTTCATCGTGGCTTTATCGCTGAAGATGTTGAGGCTGTTGACCGTGTACTTGCACAATATGGCTGGCTATACCGCGAAGGTGATGGCGATGGCGACAAGACAGGCCAGCCACTCACGGAGGAATTGAGCAGAACAGATCAGACTCTTGATGATGCCGTAGTCGTTTCATACAACGACAAGGCGATGTTCGCTGATCTTGTCGCTGCGGTACAATATTTAGCAGGCAGAGTTGAAGAACTTGAAGGCGCAAGGTAAGCTTTTTTGAAAGGAATAATTAAATGGAAATCATAATCACGTTAAGTGAGGCAGAGGCTCACGCTGTAAACACAATTCACCCGTTTGTTGACAAGTTTGTATTGGACTTTGTCAAGGCTGAAGTACGGCGAATCTATTCTGAAGTGTACAAGGAACAGGCCGACGCACTACTAGATGATCCAACAGTTACTACCATGCCAGCGTCACGTGATGAAGTTGTACTGACCGCCACTTTGCCGGAGTGGCTCCCAGATAACGACAGTATTTGATGCTCATCAACTTTCCCTACTCCCCCTCTTCAGGTGATACACATACAGTAGGAGACAAGTCGCACTAGTGTTGACTAGTCACCTAAACCAAGTATAATACTGTCATGGAAAGAAACGAAGAATCAATGAAGCGAGTCGTTCTAGGTGAGGGCTTTGCTATTCAAGCTGACGAAAAGTCATTCGACCAGATCATCTCAACATCTGATAAGCCTGTCCTAGTAGACTTCTGGGCTCAGTGGTGCGGTCCATGTAATATTCAAGGCCCCATACTTGATGAGTTCGCCGCTGAGTATGCAGATTCAGTTAAGGTCATCAAGATCGAAGTCGATGAGGCCCCTAGCCTTCAGGAGCGATTCGACATATCCAGCATTCCGACACTCATGCTATTTGTTGACGGTAAGCCAGTAAAAACCCTCATCGGTGCGCGCGATAAGAAAGTGCTCACAAAGGATTTGCTAGGATACGTCTGATGTGGCCCGACGACTTCCCTGAAGAGATGCTAGGGGAGCGACCTGAGTTACCAGTCTTGACAAAGGCTGATGAAGATGCTACGGTAACAGATTATGAATATGTTTACCGAGCACCCACAGAGTCAGGGCCTGACGTACCTACAACACGCTAAAGTTGCTGTTGCATATGCATCAGAGTTTCTCTTTATATTCGTAGCATTAATCGTACACTCGGTATTTCCGTTTCTATTCACTACAACAGCTAGTAAAGGAATAGTTAAGCTGTACGAAGACGTTGTGTACCATGATAATCGTACTAATTTACAAGAAATTTTAGCCCATAACAGCCAGCTAGTAAACGAAAACAAAGAACTACGACAGCAGATTGCGAGGTTACTGAAGAATGAATATAGTTGAAGAATTGCGAAATGAGGCAGATGGGGTATACGGTCAGTCACGCCAACCCTCTGCTTCCATTTGCGCTATGATGCACGAGGCTGCAAATAAGATTGAATACTTACAGCAGAACGTAGTAGATCTACAGGCTGAACTTGAAGAACTCAAAGATGAGTCAATTGTTATCGTTGACGAAGACGACAACGAAATAGCAGTCATTGAGCCTGAACTCGCTAACTATGTTAGAGAGAAGGCTATAGAAATGTACATTTCAGAGGCACTGCGAACATTAGCCGGTACAACAGATACGGAGGAAGAACTATGATTAATAAACTAAAGGAACTATTTACCCGTCGCTCTATCGAAGACGATTATGCGTATCAGGAATGGTTGGAAGACATGTATGAGCGCGGAGCACTTGATGTGGATTACAGCACACATACCATCCCCTTGAAGCGTCGCTGGAATAAGTTTAAGCCAGTGCGTAAGATTTCCTCCATGCATCGCTGATGGGTGCTCTGGACATAATAGCAATACTGACAATACCTGCCATATTTTTGTTTATACGCTTTATTGGAAGGGGATAAGTCAGGGCGTCCACGAGTACGCATCTGAGCTTATACATAAGGAGTTGATGATAACATGTACGTACTAGCCAACTGAGTAACTATAACATACCGATGAAAGACCCGTACAGTAAGTACGACTTTATTGAAGATACGCTATCCAATAGCGACACTTCCTTTCTATCCGCAGCAGCCAAGATTGCTCTAACTTCTGAGTACAGGTTTCGCATGGCAGCGATGATAGTCAAGTCAGGTAGGGTGTTGGGTGGCGACACTAACAGCCCCAAAATATCACCTGACACACCGCCCAAGCGTGTTTCCACACACGCGGAGATTCGCGCTATCAAGGGCGTCAAGAACACGGAAGGTGCTACAATGTATGTGGCGAGGTTGTCCGCAGAGGGCTCTACAGCGCTCTCTAAGCCGTGTGTATGGTGTTTGCAGCATATTATCGACGCAGGCATCTCTAGAATCGTTTACACGGACAATGAGGGACACGGAGTCTCATTTAGAACAGATATGATCACATGGAAAGACTGACGAGGAGATATACGTATGACAGAGCCGTTTTCTGAGTACCGCGAGGGTACCGTAGATTTGTCCGAAATGGATATATACGAGACTCTTGTACTATTCGCAGACATCATCGATAACGGTGGTGTGAAGCTAGAATTGACTAACTCTCATGTGTTTAGAGAAGCAGCGCGTGAGATAAACCGACTTCGGGGAGTAGGTGATCACTTTCTTACGTAAATACCGACTCCCCGCGTACATGCTACGCTGGCAGTTATCTACCCCCATTTTGGCACTCGCAGTGATATTCGTGCCCGGATCAACTTTATTTCGCACTATAGTTGCAAACCTGATAGGATCTCTGATATTCTTCAAGGTAGACCAACGCATCATGAAAGGCGGTAAGTAATGACAGACCAAAACGTAATTGACGTAATCCAGAGCATCAACATAATCTGGATGTGGGCAGCGATATATCTCATAGCTCGCTGACATACCTAGTATGACTTCCGCCGATTTTTACACAAAAAGGAGACACAATGGACAATGAAATCGTAGATAATATGATCGCTGAGATCGAAGAAATGCTGAAAGAGACCGCTGGCCGTAACATTCTAGAAGCCACAGACATTCAAGATAGGCTCTTAGACCTTCTCACCATGACACGACAGTTGTCAGAGCCTGAAGAGGCAGCATCTTGACGTTCGCCAGAACGCAGATTACTAGTAACGACATAGCTGCAGCTGAGGAAATATTAGCTGAAACACCCGTATACAAGGGCTCCCACAGGGAAGAAGCGGCTAATCACGTAGGTATTATGGGTGAGGTTATCGCCCGTAGGTGGCTCAAGTCAATGGGGGTGAAGTACATCCCCACCAACACGACCCAGCATGATCTTATGATGCCTGAACCCAGTAAGACGATAGACGTAAAGACTAAGGACCGCACAGTAATCCCACGTCTTGATTATGAAGCATCAGTGCCCCTGTACAACCACGAGCACCAACGCCCAGACTACTACCTATTCATCTCCCTACACAGAGACAAGAGCCTACCTAGTAATGACCTGCGCCGATTTCAGGAAGCCTACGTATTAGGCGCAGCGAGCCAAAAGCTCCTCCACACGAAGGGAATAGAGCGCAAGACAGACGAGGTAGACCCCCGTAACGGTACTCAATTCTGGACTGCCTGTATCAATATGTACCATTATGACCTTATCGCACCAAATAAATCAGCTGAATATTGGAGAAAGATCAGCCCCTATGTGAACGGCTGGGAGGACGAATGATACACAGATCACCAAAGCGCCGAAAGAAAGATGACAAGCGATTACGGGCTCAAGAAAGGCACTGGGCTAATAAGTCAGGCAGGGTAACCACATATCATCTGTGTGTATGCCCTAATCCTTGCAAATCCGACGAGCATATTGAGCGTAACCTAAAGGCTAGGCCCGAATGATACTAACCAAGTACCCTCTTTGGTACCCCGATATGCACTGTTCAGCGTGTGATGTTGGCTGGGATAGGAACGAATCTACGTGCTGCTGGTGGTGCGGAGAAGAGGGAGAAAGGCTATTCAAATGGACGACCACAGCGTTCTAGATCAGCTGTTACTGGCGAGTATTATCCTTATGGTGACGATAACTCCACTGGTGACTATGAGTGTTATAGCGCGATATATAGTTCGTTCGATCACTGTTGGAGTGCGTCGTCTACGCCGCTGAAATACCCACCCCACAAGGCTAAGGGCGGCTTAATAATCCCACGTTATTCTGAAAATGTCAGATACTTGACTCTCCCCTTATACATAAGTTACACTTAAGTAAAGAACACCCTCTCTACCTATTACATACTACATACAAGTACATACAGAACAACCCTCTCCCCCAAGCGACCATAACGGGGGAGTGAGATACGAATAGGTAGGAACCCAGAATGAGTGATGAATCAGGTGAGAAGAACCGTCTCCGAAGAATTCAAAAGAATGACTTAACCAAAACGAACACGAGCGATATACCAATTGCGACTCCCCTAAACGACCCTATTTCCCCCAAAAAGGCCCATTGGAGTACCCTTGCAGCCTGCGCAAACAAAGGAAGTAAGATGTTTCCACAGGGTCACAAGGACTTGAGTTACATCAGCGAGGCACGGCGGATATGTAGGGCATGCCCTGTGAGGAAGGAGTGTTTGGAGTACGCATTGAGCTTTCCAGCGAGCGATTTACACGGTGTATGGGCAGGATTGACCCCCCGACAGATCGCTGCTGAGGCCCAACGACGAGGCGTGAAACCCGAACGATTCACCCTTGCACAGGTCTGGAGCGCCTATAACAAGGGTCCAAACCCCTGACAGACACAACATATAGTAGGTGGGTATCAAAAAACACGGGGTTGTATCAAACCGAGACACAACATATTGTGTTTGTTGCAATTTTGTATATCTTGAGCTATACTAACAGGAGGTGACAACATGGCAGATAACTTACCAAAAGAGTTCTTAGCAGAGCGTGATGCGCGCATATTTCAGCTGAAGAAGTCTGGCCTATCCAACGTGGAGATCGCCAAGCGATTCGATATGACCGCATCTGCGGTAGCAGCCGCTGTACGCCGTCAGCTCGGTAAGCTCAACAGTGAAGCCTTCATGTCCTACCCTGAAGTACTCAGGTTGGAGCTAGAGCGCCTAGATGAGCTACAGAAGGCTCTGTGGCCCCTGACGCAGTTCAGGCGCGAAGAGCTAGATGATGGCTCTGTCGTGATGGTAGAGCCCGATCAGAAGGCTGTACAGGGTGTCCTAGCCATTATGGATAGAAGAGCCAAGCTTTTGGGTATGCATGTTGAGAAGATCGATATGGCGATAGTAGGGGGAGTAGAGGACGTGGAAGTACGTTCGTCGCTTGCTGGAGTTGGTTCGGGAGACGGCGGCTCTATGGGTGCAGATCCTAAAGATGAATCCCTCCGCCTACTAGAGCTCATGGCCTCGTCTGGAGTACTTGACCAGACAGTAGTAAATGGAATATTATCAGGAGTCGGGGATGATGGCGACATCATCGAAGCCGAAGTCGTAGAAAGTGAAACAGAATAATGTCAAGTGAATATTATAAGAAAACCTTCTTCAAGAACCAAATCAACGTCGCTAAAGCTGTTGAGGATGCCCTGAAGGATGAGCTAGTCGAAGACGAAGAAGACAATGTCATGGACAAGCAAGTGCTGATCCGGGTGTCAGAGAAGCAGCGCGCACAGTGGCAGGCAGCTGCCGAAGCTGATGGAAGTTCAGTTTCAGATTGGTTGCGTCAGATGGCCGATACTCGTTATCGCGAAATCTTTGAGTGTATTCACCCTTTGGAATATCGCAAGAGCTATCAGTGGTCAGAATTCTGCAACAAGTGCGGTGCCCGCCTGCGGTAGGGACGCCATAGGAACACCATTAGCTAGTTTTAGCGATGGGGGAGCCCCGCCCCACCCCTCCTGTGAGCTTCACAGAGGAAAATCTCACGCTGTTTATTAAACACGGGTTTTTCTTTCTGATTTTTCGGAATATTTGGTTGACAAATCAGGGTCATGATGGTACGCTGTAGGAAACGGATGAGAGATGGCATTGCGGGTCCTCCTTTCTGAGGGTTTATAGAAGCTACCTCTCGTATCCTATGAATGGCCAACCATCACAGAACGGAGCTCTTTTGAACTTAGCGTAAAAATTAAGCGGCCCCCGGAAGCATAAAGCTCTCAGGGACCGTTTCGTGGGCTATATGGAATCAGACTGATCGATGGAACTTGGACTTAATCCACTCCCGCTCCATATCATCAGTAAGGCGCAATCCTACTGGAGCGCTGTTCTGCTTCTTAGCTGCCCGTAATGCTCGTATACGTCGTAACACGACACCTCCTTCCGTCATGTTTAGTGTACGAGCTCTAGCGGCCCTATATGTTGTGTCAGATCGTGATTGTAGTCACAATCTAGTAGGGCAAATCGGAATTGAACCGATGACCACGTGTTTATAAGACACGCTGCAGCAACCAGCGCCGCACCTTGCCCCGTGTGGTATAATATCTATAAAGTAAAGTACCCACAAGGGTTGATAACGAGGAAACTATGAACTACAATTTACCATCAATGAAGACCGGGAGGCCAGCTAAGAGAGCAGACATGTCCTTGGACAGTGTCGGCGTCTCATTCAAGCTGGACCCCCGGCTCAAGAACCTCCTTTTGGATATAGCTGACGGATACGATATTACGATGACCGAGCTCTTGCTGGTTCTCGCACTCAAGGAATCCGGAATGGAAAGCCTAGATGAGTACCAAGAGTCAGCGAGCTAAGCCCGGTACAACAGTTCGTATGGATCTTACGGTTCCAGCCGAACTCAAGAATGATCTTATCATGCTTGCCGAAGAGATGCAACTCCCGGTGTCACAAATTTGTTTGGGGTTCCTGCGCGAGGGTGTTAGGAACACCATTGAGCTTCCCAAGCCTCCCCCTGCTGCTGCTCCTATCCCTACAACCGCTGACGTGCTCCGGGCGTACGTGAGCGGCGAAGACAAGCTCGTTGCTCCCTGCGGGGCTCGCTGGCCGTGTGAGTACGAATCCACTCCAACAGAAAAGTTAGGTGAGTGGGAGTTCTGTGGCCATTGCGGCATCAGAACGGGGTGACGTTGTGCTCGTTCAAAAACTCATCTAAGCAGAACATCATCCAGTTATACTGGCTTGGCAGATCAGCTGTCTTGACAGCTCCGGGAGGAGCGAAGTTGAAGTTATGCGCTACAGCTAGCTTGACGGCGTCAGGCAGCTGGAGGAACTCATCTTCGGTTTCTACATCTATACCGTGTGGGAGCTCGTCCCGTAGTACGTAGAGGGTCCAGTACCCTACTTGAGAGAAGTCACTTTCTTTCAGCTTAGTCATTAAGCCATTCCTCCATTTCTGTCTTTGCTTTTGTTTCGTCCTCATAGATATTGAGGAACATCTCCACCTTATCAGCGTTTCTGAAGATAAGGGTAATATCGTTGTACTTCTTGTTACCGGGGTTCTTTCCCTGATGCCATGGTGACAACGAGCAACCAGTAATAGCTTGTTTGCACGTTTCGATGCCGTAAGCCTTTACAGCTGCGGATATCTTCTTTGCACGCGCATCATCTAAAACAGTAGTAGCTCGTTTATTAAACGTTTGCTTCCAATGCTCAAAGACAAGCGTAATGTCTTCCATAGGAACACCATTGACTGTTATTTGCCCAAATAAATTTGGCTCATTTGTCATATGTCGGTCCTTTCTGGTAAAACTGTGCTAGGATAATTACTGCGCGCTCCTTCGGGGAAAAATGGAGTTAAGCATTGAGCGGGAACCTCGGACTGTCGTCCGGGGTTCTGCGCTTTTTGAATTATACGTAGCTCTATAGGAACACCATAGCAGGTTTTAGAGTACACGTCAAGGCTAGCTGGCCTCTTCGATGCTGATGATGTCGTGCACCGGCAGGAACACTCGGGCGTCCCACCCATTCATGATGAAGTACACCGCAACGGAGTTGAAGCTATCCTCAGCAATCTCAATGTAGTGCGTTTTGATAACTTGGTCGTAATCTTCTCCCCGGACATGTATGGTGTAGTTGCCCCACCGGTCAAGGCAGTCGATGTCTTCTAGAGTTTTCATGTTGGCTCCTTTCATGTGAGTCAGTATACTGGCTCCCATCATCAAGCACAACATCTCAGAAGAAAAAAGAAAAAATCTCATCTGGGGGTTGCGTCGGTCGGAAAACTACGCTAGAGTTCTACTCGTCAACAACAACCAACGAAAGGAAACGACATGGGTTACATCATTCAGAACAGCGATACGGTCAACGGGGGCAGCGTTATGGACGCTGCTCTGGACGCTCAGGCTCTCTTTGAGCCTCAGGTGACCGGCACCCTCCTGCCGAACGGCACGGAGAGCGAGGACACCTTCACGGTGTACCGTGAGTACGCTGACGGCAGTCAGGTCGTACTCAACGCAGGTGTCAAGTCTGGCTACCACGCTGGCTCGTACACTCAGTTGGTGACCACGGCAGATGCCATGTTCCCCGACTCCTGCACCTCACTCACGGTGCTGAACGATGGGGCACGCCTCATGTTCACTCAGCAGATTGGTGAGGAGCACACCTTCGCAGACGGTGATACCATCATCAACAACCTGATGTACACAGCATCACTCAACAGCACATGGTCAACGGCAATCTACGGATTCTCGTTCCGCCCATTCTGCACCAACCAGATTCCGAACGGACTGGTGCAGTTGAGCCAGAAGCGTACTCGTAACCACGATGCGCTCTTGTTCCAGAAGGCTCAGGTGCTCGCTAAGAGTATCGACGCCTTTGAGCGGTTCATGGGCGACGTGACCATGCTGAAGAGCATACAGGTCACCGAACTCGTCCTGCGCCGTCTACTGGTCGAGGTTGCACCTCTCATCACCGACGAGGATGCGGCTCCTAAGGCTGTCAACCATGCGGAGAAGCGTCGCAACGCTATCCGCTACTTCTTCACAGAAGAGGCTGACAAGTTCGGTGCGAACGCATGGTCGTTCTACAACGCCGTTCAGTCCTACGAGTTCCACACGGCCACTAAGGACAAGGTGGAAAAGCAGGCTGAGGTTATCCGCCAGCCTGACAAGAAGCAGAGCCTGACCCTCAAGGCGCAGGGTCTGCTCATGGCAATGGCCTGAGAAAATCTAGGGGGAGGGGTTGCGAGCCCCTCCCCCACAGGCTATACTGGTCACATCAACGAAAGGAAAGACAAATGGCAGTACGTATAGAACTTGTGTGCGAGGTGTGCGACTACTACGACGACTATGAATACTACGTTAGTCGCCAAGAGCTCAAAGAGCTTGGGTGGGTATTCCAAGACTTCGCACCGGAGCTGCAATGCTCCTCGTGCCACGAAGAGGCTCAGAAGAAGCCACGGCGGGACGCCCTCAGGCAACAGATCGCAGAGCTAGAAGCCGAGCTGGAGAGCATTTCATGAAAGTATTGGTCACCATAGAGATGAACATCAACGACGACTGCCACGCAGACTACGCAGCTAGGGCGGTAGACGCCGGACTCATCAAGTTCATAGAGTCATCGCAAGACTACCACGACGATGATCCCTTGCTCCACTCTTGGCAAATCGTAGAAGTTTTACCTGAATCACTTGACACGTTCTAACGGGTGTGTCATACTGAGTACATCAACCACAAGGAGGACAACTGACATGCTCACGGGGAAACAAGTGAAGATCCACATGGAAAACATCGACCACCGCGTCCAATACGTCAAGGGCATGCACCGCTACCTAGGTACTGGGGGCGCTGTGGACAGAAACATGAGGGAGATCGAAGACTCCGCTACGGCGCTTGCCGATTATGTTGCGGAACTGTCCAAGTATGTCGATCAAATACAGTCGATCATCGCAACAGAACGGACGAACAGAAAAGAAATGATGACCAAGGAGGACAACTGACATGACCACGATCAAAGAGATCCAAGAGTTAGCAACACAAGCTGACGACTGGACAAAGAGAAAGGTTGCGGAGAAACTGTTGGAAGCCATTGACGAATGGCAACTTTACAGTGCTCGTCTAGACAAGGCTTACCTAGGCTTGCACAAGTGGTTCACCTTTATAGTGGATTCTTACCCCAAATATCCCGACGACGCTTTACGGTCTGTAGCGGATGCCGTTAGCATCGTCAACGCCATGGATAGACAACTCAACCTGCTGGAAGAGTATTCAGAGGGTGCGAAAGCACACGCCAAACGCATCGACGAATACCTCACCTTTCTGAGCATCTACGGTGATGACGAAGACCAACTACGGAAAGAAATCAATGAGAACAAAATCAAGGGGGACAACTGACATGGCGCGCAAAGCACAACGCTACGCTCTCAACGGGCAACTGGACGCTGAAGGGGTAACACCGATGGTTGATCTCTGCCGAGATTGCGCCCCTCGCTACGAGGGCGACCTTATGGACAACTTTCCACCGGTCACCATCTACGACGACTACGAGTGCGACGGGTGTGGAGCTCACATCTACCTAGTAGAAATTTAGTGTAATAAAACCGCGTAGGGGTTGCGTTCTCGTAGCCCCCACGATACACTTACAGCCACCAACAACGAAAGGAACCGAAATGGGAGCAGATTTTATCGTAGCGTATGCACGCAAGTCAGACCAGCCTGAGTCACTCAAGACTCTGGTACAGTATGCAACGCCAGAACTCATCATGTGGATTGCTGAGGACGCAGGCGACGAATGGCTGTACGACGACATTACTGGAGAGGGTACCGACCCTGACAATCAGTACCGTGAACTGCTAGTAGAGGCCATCGACTACATTCACAATGAACAGCCGAGGGACATGGCATGGATTCATGACCCCGACTTGGGCGATAGGCCAATCATTCTGACTGGTGGCATGTCGTGGGGCGACGACCCTACCGAATCGTATCAACAGGTTATGAGGTACGGGGCAGTTGTCAGGGTTGCAGATAGAGAAGCAACCGTTACCGCTGCGGAGGCCGTAGACAGTCTGAATCTCGGAGGCTGATGCTCAAAAGTCTAGCCCGTCGGGTTGCGAATCTGAGTCCGACGGGCTAGACTGTGGGTACAGCTTGGGAAGCATCATTGAGCAATAGGGTCGACGGGGAGCGGGGCTTACCTGCCCCCGTCTTACCCATAAATAAAGGAGATAAAGTGAGTAAACGAAATATTAGAACCGACCTGAATATTGACAATAGAAAAGCTAAGCGTAGGCTTGCGTGGGAACGCTCTGTTTCCGAGAAGAACCGCAAGCGCCACATGGTGGGTTCACGATGAGTGAGCGTGACGACGCAACGCCTCTAGACATTCTAGACCGTTATCAGTTAGTGAAGACTGCTATCGAAATGATAGACGATGGTATCGAATACCTTACTGAAGAAGCTCTTGCCGGAGGCGCAGAAATGACTGATGAGATGGTCTCTAGTATGGAGGATATGCGAGCAGACTCCTACGTCTCCATGCTATGGACTATGGTCAATGACGCTGACGAGGCTAAGATTATCGTTCGCTTACTACAACAAGAGTCAGAAAAGTTTTGACAAATCTGTCGGTGGGGTTGACATTGGCCTCATCTACAGATACTATGGCACCCAACAACAACGAAAGGAAAATGCCATGCCAAACTGGACAACTAATCACATGACAGTAACCGCAGACGAGGGTCACATTGACGAACTCAAGCGGTTTGTCGATATGATTACCATTCCCGAGGACATGCGTGATGAAGATGCGTGGGAAGTACAGAAGTACTCGCTCATTCGGCTCATGCCCATGCCTACCGCATTGGAGGGTACCCATTCACCTGCACCGGACTCACCTGAACCGCACCCTAACTGGGCTAACCTGCTCGCTAATGGGGAGATTACTCAGGAGTGGCACGACGAACTCGTACAGAACAATATCGACCGCTACAACGAGGGCGTGCGTGTCAAGGCTGAGACAGGCTACACATCTTGGTATGAATGGCAACACGCTAACTGGGGCATCAAGTGGGGCGACTGCCGTACTGGTGTTTCGCCAACAATGACCGAGGACGCTATCCATGTCGATTACGAGACGCCGTGGGCGCCGTTCGGGGAGGGCTTCATGACTCATGTCAGCACGCTGTTCCCAAATCTCACCTTCGCTATTCGCATGACTGAGGAGGCGTGGTTCTTCGCAGGCGTTGACGTATGGAAGAACGGCGATATGGTTACTGAGTCGGTAGATATTGACGCTATCATGGACAGCATTGGTGACGACGTTGACGACGACGACCGTTACGAGGTAATCTACGAGCGCATCATGGATGCCGTAGAGAGCGCAGCGACTTCTCTGGGAGTTTGAGAAAATCTGTGGGTGGGGGTTGTCGTTGGCTCCCACCCACGCTACAATGTACAACGACCACAACGAAAGGAACCACTATGGGAGAAAGAGCAAGCATCAAAGTTACCCACGGAGACGAGGGACACATCTGGATGTACACGCATTGGAGCGGAGACCGTATCGTAGAGATTACGGCTGATGCTTTGCAGCGTGTTCGGAGTGCAGGTCGCATGAACGACCCATCCTACGCAACTCGTATCATTTTCGATACGCTGACAGGTTGCCGTGGCGATGACCTCGGATTCGGTATCTTCATCGGAGGTGAAGAGCCTGACAGCAACTATGACTGTCCGGAAATCCGATGGGGCTCTGAATGGGGTAAAGACCCTACGGTTATTTACCGTGAGCGAGAGATGGACGTAGACTCGTTCATCTCAGCATCTGCGGTATTGACCCATTAGAAATCCACGGGTGGGGGTTGTATCCCGCTCCCACCCGTGGTAACCTTACCACACACCACACCGAAAGGAACCCGATATGAATACCGAATACAAATCTATCGAAGTAGAAAACCAAACATACATCTTGGACGAGGCCACGGCTTCTATCCTTATGCACAAAATCAAGAGAGAGTTCGGGTGGGTCGGTACAGTTTTCTGTGACGACGATATCCGAGAGTCCATCCGAGAGCGTCGTGAGGTAGACGACAAGGAACCATACACCGACGAGCAGATGGAGGAAGCCGTTGCAAAGGTGATGAATACCCGGGCATGGTACCGCTTTATGGAAGAGTGGATGACAGAGCAGGGATGGGATGCCCTGAACAACATCATCTGGGACGAAATCGAATATCCCGAAATCAAAGCCGAGGAGGAAAAATAATGGAACTTATCCACAACAACTACAAGGCAGAATGGGTTGACCTAGACGAGGGGTTGCATGGAATGTATGACCCCAATGACCCTGAGGATGTCGCTCTGCTTAGGTTCGACACATACGAACTTATCAACGGAGAGTGGCAGGCTATTGACGACGGTTCATACTGCACCAATATGCCCGTACACGCCGACCGAGGCGCTCTCAAGGCAGGACTCGCCATGATAGTCAACGAACTTGACGACTGCTCTGGTAACCCTAAAAAGGTACTTGAGAAACTGTCATGGATGAGCCCTGACTGGGTAGAGGTGTCACAATGACCCGCCTACGCATACGCCCAATGGACGGTATGGCACCACAGGCAGGAGACTGCGTGTGGGGCTACGACGAAGCTCTGGACGTAGAGGGCTGGATAGAGTGCGACAACTTGGAGCGTATTTATTCAGTCCGAGAGCCTGAAACATTGCCCGTCCTGTGCGGTATTGACCACACCCATGATGGCGACTGTGGAGAGTCGTGGTGGTGGGTAGAGAACGACATTGGCCAGCGCTTTGCTCTTGAGAGCATTGAGGTGGCTGAGTGGGCGGATAATTACTAAGTCTTGCTTCAGCGGGCGGGGAGGTTGGTGGTTGACTCCCCGCCCGCATTGGTCTATGCTTACCACAAAGGAGGCAACATGTGGCACGTATTAGGAATAACCATCTTCACGTATGCTCTTTTGTGGGGCATCAAAAATAAACCAACAAAAAGGAAGTAAGGGTTGTACCACACCTTCGGGTGTGGTACACTCGTTTTTACCAACCAACGAAAGGAACCACAATGTTTACAGACACACAGAAAGCTATCGTGAAAGACACCATGGCTGAGCGCATCGACACTTACGGTAGCGAATGGGTCGCCTTCACCGACCAGTACACGGTAGAGGTGGAGCAAGTCCCCGACTACGACACATCACTTAGAGACTTTGACTACTACGGCAACGTTGAGTACGTTTGCCGTCACGGTAGTTTTCGCCCAGAGGGGTTCGACGGCGGTGCCAAGAAGATTACCTCACATTTCGGTGAGCAAGTCTGGTGGCAACCGCCCAAGGACGTAACCGACCCAGAGTTGCTCCGTACTTACGAGAAACTCATCAGAGAGATTATCGACTACGGCTGGAGTGGGTACCGCATGAGTATCTACACGACCTGCGACTGTTGTAATCAGCGTGTGCTGGAGTGCAGCGTGGTATCCTACGGGTGGGAGCCATTCTCAGACGGCGCAGACATCATGGATATTCTGATGGAAAATCTTGAGTATCAAGTTGCTTACGCCTGAGCCATCTGTTAGACTGACCACAACAACGAAAGGAATCAACCATGTCAACAGTAACTAACTACGAACTTGATTATTGCTACAACCGAGAACAGTCATTACACGGAGGTATGATTAGCGTACTGCCGTCTGGCTCTTTCCGAGCAACTATCCGCCGTAATGCGTATGACTTTCAGTCCTACGGGAAGGTAGAAGTATGGGAAGTCGGCGGGTGGTGTGAAATCCAAAAGTTACCTATCAGTGAGTTTGCTGTTCAGAACTTTTCCTACGTCAGTAAAGACGGCTCATGGGAATCGACAATGGCCGAGGACTTGCAAATGCTCATCGACAGGGGCGCTTCTTTCATGGAGGCAACCAATGTCCGACACATCTAAGGAGCATGAGCTAGATTGTCCTACCTGCTAGGAACACCATTGGCTACTTTAGCGCTGGGGTTAGCGGGGCTTGACCTCCTTGCTAACAGCAAGCAACCAGCGCAGAGCCCCGCAGTGCAGCAGAAAGACCTCCCCCGAAGGGGAGGCCGTCCTGATCAGAGGAAGAGTCCGTCGTCCTCGTATTCGATGATGTCTAGACTGTAGAGATCGTGCTCTACCCAAGGACGCTCGTAGTCCTCGGCGTTTCGGTTGATGAAGTCTACACACTCTTTGTAGGTGCCTACAAACTCTGGATAATCCGAGTCTGGTATGCACCCCGCAGATGCGTAGATAACTGCGTGTGTGTTCTCTTTGTTGTTCATGGGTATGACCTTACCAGCATCAAACCACAGATGCAACATCATCTCCATCTTTTTTAGTGATGTCCCCTATCTGTCCGAATAATGAGAAAGGGGTTGCGATGCTGTTGGTGATCCTGTATCTTGGTGTTCGTCGGAGAGACAGCCGACCGAGAGAAAGAAATCCGAGAAAGGGGTTGCAAGTAGCCTCCGACTCTGATACACTGACTCTCAGCACATTGACAACTGAATAGCAACCCTGCCTGCGGGATTCTGGTGAGTACGCTTATGCGAAGCATCACTCCCAAGTTCACTCCAAAGATAAGGCTCTGTAGCATCGTCCCTCAAACTACGATAAGGCTCTGTTGCCCGATAATCCTTCCATGATAGCCATGGATGTCATGGTTGCGGGTATCCATCCGTCCTCCTCTTACGATACGCTCTGCACACATCCGGCCTCCTCTTGCGAAAACCTCTGGCGACATTCCTCTGGTATGAGTATGACGCAGAATCCTAGGTAGCGTCTCTGGCGACGGCCACTTGCCAGAATCTCGCAGATAGGGTTGCTATTCGGTAGTCGATACTGTATACTGATCTCACCAATAACGAAAGGAACCACCACAATGGAAAAGCTCATCGGATACTGCGGAGTCGATAGCGGGCAGATTCTGCTCATCGACCCATGCTATGTCTGGGACGACCGGTTCGATCCTGACGGCGCGCCTAGCGGAGGCGACTACGACACAGCGTGTCGCATCACTCTGAGCGATGCTCAGGCTGGCGAGGTCGCTGGCGGTGTCGTGACTAGTACGGCATACGGCGATGGAGCATACCCTGTGACTGCTGAGTACGGTAGTGACGGTCGTATCCTGCGTGTCACAATCGACTTCGACCCAGCGCCAGAGGAGGAAACCTGTTGGAACTGCGGGGAGACTACTCGCTGGTGTGATGGCGACTGTCATGAGGACGAGGACGAGGAGTGACATACGTCCTCACAGTTTTCGGTCCAATACTTGTGTTGGACGTAATGATCTGGTACACTCTAAACAAACGAAAGGACAAGCAATGACAACCACAACCGATATCCACATCTCATCTGCCCACATGATGCTCATCATGTCTGCTTTGCGCCATCTCGTGGAGAAGCACCACAGCACTTCAGACGAGTTCGCTATCTTGGCGGATGGTCTCCGCAACGGGGGCCAGATGGCATTCTGGGCAGAGGGCGAGGACGGAGCCGTGGCGGCGGACGCTATGAAGGACGAGTTCGCTCGTCTCGCTGAGAGCACCAAGGACCTAATCGCTATGCTGGAGGACCACGAGTTCGATCAGATGTCGCTCTCCCCGTTATTCAGGGATTGAGCGCACCCAGAGGGCACAGGATCGGGGTGTCCGTCTGGGAAAGCACTCCCATGGGTTGTGGTGGGCCCATGGGAGTGCTACACTCTCTACTACCAACCAACGAAAGGAAACACTATGACAACCATGGACGACACACTCGCACGACAGAGAGCGTTCTTCAAAGAATACTACAGCCAACTCATTGGCTGGCAGGTGGTCGCTGTCGATATCAAAGAAGAAGGTAGCGAACACTGGCCGGAGTTCTGGCCAACGCTGACGATTCAGAACACCAAGACTGGCGAGTACGCCTTTGTAGAGGTGTCCTGCGACGAGGAGGGCAACGAACCGGGGTTCTTGTTCATCTCATACGCAACCTAGTTTCATAGCCAGACTGTCCCCACTCTCTACGGAGGGTGGGGATTTTCTGTTTTTCAGGTTGCTTTTTCTACTGAGGGAGGTTATACTGACACACATGAACAGCGTAAGACGATTCGCAGACAACATCGGTATCGACCCGTGGGACGTATGCCTAGAAAGGTGTGCTAGCATCGCTAGGGCGACGGAGAGCAGGCCACAGAGCCGGTTCTTCTTCGGCTCCCCGTGTCGGTTCGTTCGCAGCATCGACTACGCCGTACACATCGTTCTACCTGAGATGGTAGAGGAAAGGCACCCCTTATGGGCGTGCTACCTTCGTTCTACGTCCCCACGCTGGGGTAGAGCATGGAGAGAGTGGTGACTAGAAAAAGGCTCTTAGAATATCCCACTTTTTAGGTAGCCATCTAAACAGATGTGCTGTAAGATAACACCAGAGACCTATTAGGAGGTAACGACCGCTTTTATGAGTAGAAGCTCGGTAGAAGGCAAAGCTCAGCGTGGAGTATTTACGCTTGAGAGCAACGAGGTCGTACATCATGACGTACAGGGCGAGTACGCCCCACGCATAACTTCCTGCGGACTCTCGTCTACCCATAAACCTAGTCTAATAACAGGAGGATTCGTTGAGATACAACAATAATACTTCATCAGGTCATATCAAACACCCGAAGAAGGCTTATCAGGCGCCGTTATACGCTGATGAAAGAAAAGAGGCAGCGTGGATTGCCAAACTCAACGAACATATTAGAAAGAATCAGGGACGACCCTGACCACGGTACTTCTTGGCGTAGTTCTTAGAGCGGGGTTGGTTTGAGCTCTTGCTCTTAGCGTGAATTCCCGGACGCTTGGTGCTCTTAGTTTGTACTACTTTGCTTTGCTTTGCCACTTGGGGCCTCCTCGGGTTCCATTCTATGACCCATGGGGCACCACACAGCAGCGGACGAGAACGTCTCTAAAGTAGTTCCGCACTTTTCACATACGAACTTTACTGTTTCGGTAGCCATGAGAGTCATATTACTTTCTTGTAGTTTACTTGTCAAGTGGTTGCGAGCTTATTATAGCATCAATAGTTGCGGGGCTGGACAGCCCTCTAGCTAGCATAATAATATGGATAAGCTAGAACGCTTGATAATAGCGCTTTACGCAGCTGAGAGGTGCAACTCTGAGCTAGCTTGGTCGCTAATAGATACTGAGCTCAAGGCAGGTACCGAGCTCGGGTGGCTTGACGTTTCTCAGCTCTGGGCTGTAGGAACACCATAGAGTGTTTATAGAAGAGGGGTTAGGTTCTTGTCCCCCTCTCTAGACGCTTTGCCTCTCTGAGGGCAAGCTCGCGGGTCGGGTAGGTATCTCGGACGCCTCCCCCGTTACCTCGGTCGATGACCGCCCACTCTCCGGTGGGCGTTGGGCGTATGTCGTATCGTTCCATGGAGACCAGTATAGCCTAGGGGCTACGATGACGCAACCCCTAGGCTAACTTTTCTCACGTTCTTCCGGTGACGTACTTCTCCCTGATGCTCCATGAGTCGTGGTGAGTACCACGCTGTGGTCTACGGGAGACCTTAGTCTGCCATCCGCGCTGAACGAGGGTCTCGTGAGTCAAGCGACCCGCCCTCCGTCGCAGTGCCATGCCTAGCACGGCGTGGTAGGTCTCCTCGCTCTCCGCTTTTGCGGCTTTTAGTACGATGCCGAGTTTCTTTGCGTTGACCTTGATGTCAAGCGACCACGCACAATCTACGAGCATGTCCCATGCGATGCGTTCCATGTCGTCCATGTCAGCCCTCGCAATCGTGGCCGTAGTACCACTCATCGGCGTCGTTATCGTCTGAGAGGTCGAACACTTGACCGCACTCGTCGCAGAGGACGAGGGGGAAGCGTAGGGTCTTATGTATTTTGGTTGTTTGTTCCATGAGTGTCAGACTACCGGAGCCCATCAGAAAAAGCAACCTCAAAATTCTTTTTCTTTGGGGTTGTTTTTAGGTCGGAGCTATCCTATACTCTCTCTCATGACTTACTTCACCAAATCCAGAAACGAAAACACTACCCTTGTAGAAGAGGCTCCCGAATGGCTCCTTGATGCTGTTCGTGAGGCCCACGACGGTGAGGCACCTAACGAGTGGCGGTGGAGTCGCTGTGCGGCTCTCTATCATACCATCTCGGAGGGTTTCGATATCGACGCGGAGTGCGACTCACTAGTTGACATCTACTACACCGACCTTTTCCAATGGTTGGCCGACGACCCTAGTCGTAGGTACTACTGCGACGACGTGATAGCGGAAGGGCTCGTTAGCGATGCCACGCTGTACGCTATCGTGGCATCAGCACAGCGAGTGGCACTAGGTATCATGGCCGGTGTGCTACAAGAGGCCTACGAAGAAAACGAGTGAAAATCTGAGCCTAGGGGTTGCGACGGTGCGACCCCTAGGCTATACTGGCTGACATGACAACGACAACCACAAAGCAAAGTATCCAAAGCCTCGCTATCGACCTCATGGACGAGCACGGTCTCCACGATTGGACGTTCCAATGGGACAACGCCAAGCGTAGGGCGGGAGTATGCAAGTTCAGCAAAAAGGTCATCGGTATGTCTCGCCTATGGGCAGAGCACGCATCAGACGATGACATCATCGACACTATTCTGCACGAGATTGCCCACGCCCTCGTAGGGCCGGGTGAGGGCCACGGTCCCCGTTGGCGTGCGATGGCTAAGAGCATCGGGTGCAGGGGCGAGCGGTGTGCTGCGGCACCAGAGGGCGCCCCTGAGGGACGCTACGAGGCCATATGCGTGTCCTGTTGTAACACGGTCGCATGGCGTTGGCGTCTAAGTGCAAACATGCACGAATACCGCCACACAGCGTGCCGGTACAAAGAAGAGGGTGGTCGCCTAGTGTGGCACGACCACGGCGCACAATAATCAGAAGAAAATCTTAGCGGAGGGGTTGCAATAGAGCGACCCCTCCGCTATAGTTACTGACATGAACACAGACACAGAAACCACATACGACAGCCTCGCAGAAGAGTGGGGTTACGATACCGAGGCCGTAGAGGCGTGGTGCGAGAATAACCACCTCTCTCCGGAAGAGGCAGAGAACTACGAGTCAGAGTTTACCGAATCGTACGCTGGCCAGATGACGCTCCGTGAGTACGTTAGCGACCTCGTAGACAACCACGTAGGTGATGACTGGATTCGTATGTACATCAACTATGACAGCCTTGCTAGCGACCTCCGCATGGAGGGCTACTGGGAGGAGCGTGGCTACCTGTTCCGCCCGTAGAAAATCTGCGGGATAGGTTGACACTACGATAACGTCCTGCTATACTGAGGACAACGGCGAGAGAGCACAGCGTCGTCACCAATAGGGGATCTGTGCGACTTCCACATTGCCTACCTCATGAGGCGTGGAAGTGAATCATGAGGAACTTCCTGAGCATGAAGAGAAACTGCTCCGGTTCGCATAGGTACACCATAGGAACACCGTTGAGTGCTATAGCGAGAGCTTAGCGGGGCTGTCCCTCCTCCTCCTTCTTCGTGTGCGGTGGCTCGCGCTGAGCGCACCGGGACTCCCCGAGGGGGAGTGGGGAGGGTTGCCCCTCACCGCTCCCGTCGTGCGTCGGGGTCGTAGAGCGCCTCCGGCTCCGGCTCCTCGTCCGGTGCCTCCCACCGTGCGATGTCCTCGTCGGTGTGGCGATGTGGCTCCGACTCCCACCAGAGGATATCAGCCTGCGCCTCAATCATGGCATCGTAGTCGGGGTCTGGTAGCTCGTTGCTGTATGTCATGTCAGTAAGACTACTCGCTATTTTTGCGTTCCGCAACCTCCAAAGAAAAAAAGATTATTTTCCCTCTGAGGTTGTGGTGAGTGTTTGGGGTCGATAGTCTCTAGGACATGGCACAGATGACCAACGCAGTCGGTACCCACTCCGACACCCTCGCAAACAACGACTTCGCAGTCCTCACTCCGTCGTGGCTCAGCGCCGTGACTCTCAATGGCGTCTCGCTACGCTACACCGATGAACTCGCCGTCACTATCTACAACTTCGATGGTGACATTGTATGGAGCGTGTACGACATCAAAGAGCGCAAGACGGCGCACTACGACTGGCCACACTCGCTAGAGCAGGCATACAAACTCATTTACTCCATCATGCGACACGATGGCGTTACGAACGAGTCGCTCGCTCGCCTAGTGCGAGAGGTGCGGTTCCTCACGACGTGAGCGGAGAGTTTCTCCGGTGTCAGCGATGGCACCGGAGAAATTTTCCCTCAGAGGTTGTCATTCCCAAAAACAAGGAGTACAGTATCTGACATGACCTACTGTCACGTTACAGCACAGACCAACCAGTACCTCAACGCCATGGGCGATTCGGACGCTCTGAGCGAGGAGTTCGCAGAGTCCGAGGAGTACGCCGAGGCTCTTGCAGAGTTCCAACAAGAGACCGGAGGCACAGAGGAGGAGTTCTGGAACTCTCACCACTTTGACCACGCTCTGGAGCACTACGCCGAGGAGACAGAGCGCCGAGCAGCCGATGCATGGGCGGAGAGTTACGCCGAGGATTGCGCCGACTGGTGATAGGAGAGGAGAGGAGTACCCACCCGAAAGGGTGGGGCTTTTCTCGTTTTGCTCTGTATGGCGTCTGTATGCCTCTCAGAGCCTCGCAACCATACCGGAGCCTCTGGGATACCTAAGATTAGGTTTATGCCGTTAGAGCGAGCTCTAGGTACCTTAGAAAGAAATCTCAAAAATATCACCTAAAGGGTTGCGTATTTCGGTAGGTGCTGGTAGAGTTCATGACATGAACAACAACCACAACAACAACCACAACCTCCGATGCGCTCTGGCGGACTCGCTGGACGACCTATGCGGAGGGTGCTACGAGTCCTACTTGGAGCACGAGGACTACTTGGAAGAGGTAGCACGAGAACTCATCGCCCAATGAGAGGGAGGGAGGGGGAGACCCCTCCCGACCAGCCCCGGCGTGCTGTCTGCTACCGCCGACACGCCCCGCCCGCCCACAAGGTGAGGCGGGGCTTCCCGAGAGACAGGATAGTACAGATGTCTCGTCGGTGTCCGCCGACAGGCGGGGCTCTCCGATAGATGTGTAAACCTCTCCCCGAGAGGGGAAGCGAGGCAGGCGGGGGAGCCCCGAAAGGGTAAACGAAACCCACCCCCAGCTGCGGGGGTGGGTTTCACTGGCGTCGGTTGCGGAGTTTGTTGTCCGCCACCCCTATCCCAGTCCGATCTATTTTGCCTTCAGCACTCGCTGTAGGTGCCGTCGTAGGGGTTGGGCTCGTAGTCCTCGTAGCCCCCGTGGTCGTACTCCCACGCCTCCTCTGGAGCCTCGTAGAACTCCTCACGGTCGGTGTAGAAGATGTCGTTTTCGTAGTCGTTGTGGTTCATGCATGTAACTTTACCCTATGTATTCGGTAACCGCAACCCTTGAGCCCGAAAAATAAAAAGAAAAAATCCCGGTCTAGGGGTTGTGCTCGTGGGCTGATGCCTGTAGTCTTACACACATGAAAGCACATACCACAGAAACAGGAATCGTACTCGCCACCGCTGACAGCACCGCTGTCACCCGAATCGTGCTCTGGCACGACGGTAGCGTCATGGTCTACTGGAAGAACGACGGCGGGTTCAGCCACATCTACACCCTAGAGGGTGGCATGGCTGAGGCTCTGAGGCTCATTGCAGACGCCGGAGAGTCGGCGGGGCGCGCAGCCAACGCCATCAAGAACGCAGCCGTAGAGACCTACTCATCACGCACTAGCACCATCACCTACCGCACTCAGGAGGTGACCGTCTGATAGGGGGCGACCCTCTAGGTGGGAAAAATCTCACCTAGAGGGTTGCTTTTACCCTAGCGGGTGGTACAATGATGTCATGAGCAAGAGCAACACCACCACCAACACCCGCCGAGGCTGGAGCGCCGAGGATAGGCAGGCGTTCGCAGACGGTAACCGTCTACGGGCACAGACCGTGCCCAACAAGCGCCGGAAGGCAAGCCGAGAGGCGTGCCGGAAGGGGGCGTGGGGCTGAGCCCTAGCCCGCCGGGGCTTGCCGAGTGCTAGCCTAATAACAGAGCTGAACAGACCGCCGAACCGCCCCGCTAGCCGAATGGCTTGGCGGGGCTTTCCGTTAGTTATCCACAAGCTGTGGAAAAGTGGGGGTGAGGCCGGAGCCCCACCCCCTCGCTCTCACTCGGCGGTCTTTACCAGTTCGTGTAGAACCTCCAACTTCTTGAGAACCGCCTCTTTGTTACCGGTGACCCCGTAGGTCTCCTTAGCCATCTTCCAGACGCTCCCACGGCTGTGGCGAAGGCCTGTCCGCACTTCGATGCGGAGAGCTGCAATCGTCTGTGCGAGGTGGAAAGGGTTGATTTGGATTTCTGTGGTGTTGTTCATGTGTACATTATAGGCACACTCGGAACGCACCGGTCAAGTCGAAACAGGATTTTTTCAGATTTCTTTTTCCACAGGGTTATCCACAGGTTGTGGATAACTTTATTTAGAAATATGCCCGATAGGCTTGACATGTGCCTATAGATATGAGAAGGTGTACACATGCAAGAAACAATCAGACCCCACATCCTAACTATCATTCACACCGAGCAAGGTGAGATTGAGGTATCGTCCGTACACTACCGCGTGTTCGGCACCAAGACCCCACTGGACGAAACGTGTATCTTTGGGCCGTTTGACTATAGCAAGGTCATGGGAACCTACGATGACCATAACAAGGCCGTGCAGCACGTTCTGACGCTGATTGAGGCAGGCGTGTTTGAACCCGCCACACGCTAGAGGAGGCGCTGAAAGAGAAGGTCAAGGCCAGCCTCTGAGAAAAAGCAGGGTAGGGGTTGTATCCTCGCCCCTACCCTGCTATACTGGTCACATACCTAGAGGAGAGGCTCTGGTATACCGGTGAGCCCCGCTGAGCCAAAGGCGCAAGCAGGACGTTCCCACCGTAAACGTCAACGTAAATGAGTTGACAACTCAAGAGAGAACAACGCCCCCGCTACTCGCTTCGCCTACTCTCGCCCCTTGTGCGCACGCCGGGTTGCCCTCGGCTCGGCTTTCGTGGAGTTCTCCGACTTCACTCGCATTCCCCCTACCCTCGCACACCGTTCGTTCAGGGATCGCTCGCATCTAGTGCGAGTCGTGGTCGTTAGCCGTCAGCGGTGTGGTCAACGGGCGGGCTATTCGGTGCCTCGCCGGTCGTTGTCCTCTCTTCAGTTGTCAATAAGAACAGTGTAGGGTATCCCACCGGCAAAAGCAACACTCAAGGCAAATAAATTTGACGAAAAAACTTTGCCGATGGGGTTGTGTACCGCCTCCCGTCGTCCTATACTTACTCCCATGAACACAGACAAAGTAACCGACTGGATCGACTACACAGCAGAGGGCGACTATGCCGTCATGGAGCACAAGACCGACCCGCTCAAGGCTCAGGTCATGCACATGCGGACTGGAGCCACACGGAAGTTCCGTGGCGAGACCTGCCTACAAGACGCTATGCGCTGGGCAAACGACGAATGGCTCAAGGAGGTGTACCGATGAGCACAGATCAGTCACCCCTAGAAGCAGTAGAGGACATTCTGAACTCGTCCTACGAGGTCACAGAGGCGTTGCTAGCGGACTCCATGCGGTTGCTGGACACTTTGGCACTCAACATGGAAGAACTGAGCGATAGGGGCGTACGGTTCTACAGCATGCGTTCCACTTTGGAGGCCATGTCTATCGCCGTGAGCGCCGTCATGCAGCACCATGGTGTACCGGAACGGTAGGAACACCATTGGGTGTTTTAGAGAGAGGTAGTCTAGTCCCGCCCCCATCTTGGTTTTCCACAGCTTTATCCACAGGTTGTGGAAAACTTTATCCACAGACTTATCCACAGGGTGTGGATAACTCCGGGACTCCCCGATGGGGGACGGGGGTCGCCCCCCGCCCCCTCGCCGGGTCACCGGCTGGCGGGTCGCATGACCGCCACCTTGCGACGGTGTTCCGGTAGGCGCGCGATGTATTCGGCGCACTTGCGGGGACCGCCCCATGTGACGATGCCGTTCCGGGTCGGGTCGAACACCTCAAAAAGGCGTGTCGACGGTTTGATGGTGCTGGGGTTTGGGTTTCTCATTTCCACACCCCGAACGATACAGGAACCGAACCCCCGACGCAACCCCTAGCTAGGATTTTCCTATCTTTTTCTGAGATGTGCGCTTATCTGTAGGAATGATGGTGCACGGGTTGCAACGGGCGACGCTATGCGCTAGTTTTAGCTACATGAACACACCAGCAAAAACCACATCACGCCGTCGTCTCATCGCTACCGCCCGCGCCCGCAAGGGTCACGCCGTGGCGTCTACATGGGAAGCACACGCCCGCCCCGACGGTTCGGTGGCCATCGTCCACCACACGACGCACATGTTCGACGTGAACGCCGACGACACGGTGACCGCCGTGAACCCCGGTTGGGGTTCGATGTCCGATAAGTGCGGGACAGGCATCATTCTGTCGGGCGCTGGCATCGCCCACAACTACGCCAGCGTGTTCGGGTGACCGACACGCCACGCCAGCGGGTGCCCGCCCCTACGGGGGCGGGTGCTTGCATTTTTCCGGGAAAATTTCCCCGATGGGGTTGCTTTTCCGGTGCGGGTGCCCTAGTCTGTACCACATGACAGGGAATCAAGGAACCGAACCAATCCGCCCGCCAACCTTGCGCACCGCCTCGCGGTTCGTCGCCAGCGGGCGCCACAACCCCGCACGGGGGTCGCAAAAGCCACGCGACAAGAAGTGACCGACACCGGGGGCGGGCAACCGCCCCCTATCGGTGAGCCCCGCATCAGCGCTTGACGCTTCGTCCGAGCGCAAGCGAGGGCGGGACGTTGCGACCGTAACCGCCATCGCGAGCGCCGATAGGCGTAGCGGGGCGGGCCGATAGTCTAAAACTCTCACCCTTGCGGGTGCCCCCGCCCCCGTAGGGGCAGGGGCGGTGCGGTCACATGGCCACCGCCACGGTCGGGCGACCGACCGCCGGGGGCAGGGTGTCGCCTGCCAACCGCATGACCCGGCGCCACGCCTCGCGGGCGTCATTCCGGCTCGTGGCCAGAACCGTGACCGTGACCGTGTCGCCGTCGGTGTCTGTCCAAGTGACGTTGTATTCCTTGTGTGTGTTCATGTACATGAGACTACTGCCCCCAACGCCGAGACACAACCCCAGAACGAAAAAATCAGAAAAGAAATTTTCTCGCCGTAGGGGTTGGCACGGGTTCGGTTTTCCTGTAGTGTTTCACCTATGACCAACACACACGAAATCACCGAGCCGACCGCCTATCTGTGGGTGTGCGAAGATTGCGCACACTTTCAGGCCAACGGAGAGCTGCCGGACTACGATACCGACGAGCGTGTCGTTGCCGTGCGCAACGGCCACTCGTTCGTGCTAGATTGCGGCGATGACGCCGAATACTGCGACCCGTTCTCGTGGTCACCGTGCGACGCTTGCGGGTCGACGTTGGGCGGTTCACGCCACCGGGCGGTTGAGTGGTGACCCGGCGACCCCCGCCCACACCGGGCGGGGGCTGTCCACAACCTGTGGAAAACTTGTGGATAACCTTTTCCACAAGATGTGGATAAGCTGTGGATATCTCGGTAAGCCCCGCTGCGGTGAGCAGCACCGACCCCGACCGTAGGGAGG